GTAGGACGGGGGTGCGATTCCCCCCACCTCCACCATAAGCACATTAGGCACGGACGTACAGTGTCGAAATTAAGACTTCCTAGTGTGCTTTTGATGGGGGTGAACAGGTTCGACTGCGATTGTCTAGGAAAGGTGAGACTGATTGACTGGCAAAGTGCCAACCTAAAGTAAACGCAAACGATGACGTTTATGCTCTAGCCGCTTAAGGCTAGTGGGGTATGGGTTCCACCTTATAATCCAACGGGCCCATTTTTAAAAGAAGGAGAAATCAATGGTATCGCCAAAGGTTTTATCTTGGACATTTGCATTAGTTTTAATTCTTACCCCAACAGTCGCAGTACTATCTGTTAAACCAACCCCCACGAAACCACCATTAGAACCAATAACTGTTGTTGTCACACCAGCCGTGATAAAAGAAAAACTACCCGATCCAGAAGAAGTTTTCTGTCTTGCACAAAACATTTATTTTGAAGCAAGAGGCGAAGATATCGCTGGACAAATGGCTGTTGCTCATGTTACAATTAACAGAGTAAAAAATGACAAATACCCCAATACCATATGTGAAGTGGTGTATCAAGCTAAATTGAGCAAGTGGTGGTTGTCCCAAGGTAAAAAGGTTCCAATGAAACACCAATGTCAATTTAGTTGGTATTGTGATGGCAAATCAGATAAGATAACTGATTGGAAAACTTTTGATAATATTGTTGAAGTCTCTAGACAAATTATAAAAGGATACCACGAAGACAATACAAATGGAGCAATATACTATCACGCAGATTATGTAAAACCAAAATGGTCTGATAGTTTGCAAGTGAGTGCGGTATTTGATTCGCACATATTTTATAGGTATTAAATGGCAAAACACAATTTTATTGTTACTGGTGGATGCGGTTTCATTGGTTCCCACTTGGTAGAGGCGTTACTCTTACATGATCAAAATGTTTTGGTAGTGGATGACATGAGTGTTGGTTCTTATAAGATACCACACAAAAAAGTTCAGTACCTACATCAAGATGTTGCAGACGTTTTTCCTGCTGGAAATTATGATGCAATTTTTCATCTTGCTGCAACTCCCAGAGTTCGCATGTCACACAAGAATCCCTACATTACTATTAAAAATAATGTAAACTCCACTCTTACTGTATGTGAGTGGGCCAGAAAATTAAAAGTTCCAATTTTCTTTGCAGCATCATCAAGCACAAAATTTTCTAACAAAGATTCTAATCCGTATACCTTTAGTAAATATACATGTGAAGAGATATTAAATTTGTATGAATCTCTTTACAAAGTTAAGTATCATATGTTATACTTCTATAATGTTTATGGGCCAAGAGAAGCAGACTACGGAGAATATAGTACTGTAGTCAGGGCATTTAAAAGATGTGTAGAAAATGATGAACCACTACGAGTTTTCGGTAGTGGTAAAAAAGAAAGAGATTTTACCCATGTTTATGATGTGGTTGATGGCATGTTAAAACTATTGCAAACCAGAAGAAAAACAAAACATGTTAATTTGGGTAGGGGCAAACCAGTGAGTATTTTGGAAGTAGCAAAAGCTTTTGATCACCCCATTGTCCATGAATTTGATAGACCAGGCGAGGCAGAAAAGACTATCTGTGATAGTCCTTTTATCGAATGTGAATATGATGTCCTAAAATATATTAAGGACTGGAAAGAAGATTTTTTGATGCAAAAGGAAAAAAGTAATGATTGAAGAAGTTAAAAAAACCGATGAGTTTCTAATAAGCAATCAACAGTTTTCTAGTGCTGTTGAGTTTTCTCAACATATTGAAAGAAAGGCTAGTATGGGCCAAAATTATATTGACGTACTAACAGATTTTTGTGTTCGCAATGAAGTAGAAATTGAAAGTATTAAGAAACTTCTTACACCGTCTTTAAAAGAAAAGATTACTGCCGAGGCTCAAAACCTAAATTTGTTAAAAGCAAAGAAGACATCTAAACTGCCAATATGATAGAACCGTTTGAAGTTTATCGACTTTACCTTGCAATCAAATTGCACTTTACAACCAAGAATTATGACATAGTAAAGTATAAAGGAAAAGTAAGAGTCAAAGAAGAAACATTTCGTAAAAGAAAAGACCTCGTTTCTATTAAAAAACTTGCCAGAGATTATTCTCGTGAGGAAATAATTAATTTCCTTGTTGCTAATTTTGTCTCTGGAGAGAAATGGGGTGGGTTGTTTGATGTTGATGCTGCAAGAAGATACGATCAGTGGCAGAACAGAAAAGTCAAAAGAGAATATCAGTTTAAACAAGATATTGACAGAATTCTACTCGACATGGAAAAGGAAGAAATCGCCGACCCATTTATTTCAATTAATGGAAAACACCCCTTGACATTTCGTCTCTTTTTTGGTAATATAATTAATATAGAGACAATGACAATCTTAGATAAGATTTTTAACTTTGTCGATATGAATGCGAATGACATATTGCTTGAAGATGCGTCTATGTGTATAACCAAGTACCGTCCATTCGTTAGACTGACAGACAATATGAAGTCTGTTGCAACACCGCTTAAAGATGTTATAAATAAGGAAGTACATCAATGAGTAAGTCAAAAAGTTCCCGAGGTAGTAACCAAAAGGAACAACGTATTCATCGAGTTTCTAGTGAAGGCAAAACTAGGCTTGACAAGTACAAACATTTGTTATATGATGAAGATGTATATGATAGTGATGAGTTCGCCGAGTCACTAACCGCAAAAAGCAAAATATACAGTAAACACGATAGTAAATAAACCGCACAAAGGAGCAACATATGTCTGCAAATTCTATCTCTGATCTTCGTAAGAGTCGTGGCAGTTTCGATACCCTGCTTAAGCAGGTTGAGAAAATGTCAACTACCACCACTACAGAATCAAACGATACTGGCAAAGAATGGAAACTTTCCGTTGACAAGGCTGGTAATGGTTCTGCCGTAATTCGTTTCCTTCCCCCCTCCAAGGGCGAGGACAGTTATTGGGTACGTCTTTGGACACATGGTTTCCAAGGCCCTACTGGTAAGTGGTATATCGAAAACTCTCTTACAACTCTGAACCAACCTGACCCCGTTTCAGAATTGAACACCCAACTCTGGAACTCTGGTGTAGAGGCCGATAAGGAAATCGCTCGCAAACAGAAACGCCGTTTGAATTATTACTCAAACATTTTGGTTGTTTCTGATCCCGCCAACCCAGAAAATGAAGGCAAAGTTTTCTTGTACAGGTATGGACAGAAAATTTTTGAAATGATTCAAGACGTTATCAAACCCACCGTTCCTTCCGATGATCCGATCAATCCGTTTGATCCGTGGGAAGGTGTAGACTTTGCACTTGTTGCAAGGAACGTTGCTGGTTATCGTAACTATGACAAATCTAAGTTTGCTTCTAGGGTTCGTCCCATTGCCGACTCGGATGAGGCTATTGATGCGATCTGGGAACAACAGTACTCTTTGAATGAGATTGTTGATCCTAGTAACTTCAAGTCTTATGATGAACTCAAAGATAAACTCAATGGTGTTCTAAAAGGTAGTGTATCAGTAAGTCCTGCATCTACTGTTTCTAGTCAGACTGATGATATTGAAGACGATATCTTTATTGCGGAAAGTACCGCATCTACAGATACAGTCACAGTTGCCACATCTGATGATGAAGATGCTATGTCGTATTTCTCCCGACTGGCTGATGATGACTAAGATATAGTCGTCTCCTCTTTGGGCGCCATAAATAATGGCGCCCTTTTTTTATCTGGTAATCTGATTTGCATAGTATTATTTTTGGTGGACAACTTGAAGATTTGGGATTAGACTTTGATAGTTCCAAGATCAGTATCAGGCGTTCATCTGGCGGCCACAAAATAAGCACCTTTTTACGTCAACACGGATATGATGTCGAAGTCATTGACTACGTTCAAAGATGGAGTTTGGATCAATTAAAAAAATATATTTCTCGTAAAGTTGATGATGAATTTTTATTTTTCGGATTTGGTTCTACCTTCTTTTTAAATAGTCCAAGCGTTATCGGTCTCGTAAAATGGTTACGAGAAACTTATCCACATATTCCCCTTGTTGCAGGCAGTCAAAACAACTCTATGAAAGAATTGGAGATGGATTGGTATGTTTACGGTTACGGTGAGAATGCAATACTTGCACTCATAGATCACTTCAAAGGTGGGCCAGAACCTATCCATACCAATCGTGTAATAAACTGTTACGTCAACTACAAGTCCTTTCCGAAAGACGATCTCACGGTGTCTTACAAGGATACAGACTTTATCAACCCCAGAGAAATTCTGTTACTAGAGTTTGCCCGTGGATGCAAGTTCAAATGCAAGTTCTGTAGTTTCCCTGTTCTCGGAGTTAAGGGTGATTACTCACGCACAGCACAGAGTGTATATGATGAGATGTTGGAAAACTATGACAAGTGGGGTACAGAACATTATATTGTTCTTGATGAAACCTTCAACGATAGTTCACAGAAGATTGAGAAGTTTGCCAACGTCATAGAAAAACTTCCCTTTACACCCAAGATGACTGCCTATATTAGAGCTGATCTTATTGTGTCTCGCAAACAAGATTGGGACAATCTAATCAAGATGGGTATCACCTCACACTTCTATGGTGTCGAGTCTATGAAACATGAGTCTGCCAAGTCCATCGGCAAAGGTATGGACAGTGGTAGAATCAAAGAAGGTTTGATAGAGGTCGATGAGTATTTCAGAGAGAACGCTGGATTCTACAAAGGACATATCTCTCTTATCGCCGGACTCCCACACGAGACTGTGGACGATCTGAGGGACACTGGCAAGTGGTTATCGCAGTACTGGAACAGAAACAGTTATCACATGAATGTACTGATGATCAAAGACTTGCAGAACAATGTAGAGACATTGAATCACAACTCTGAGTTTGATCGTGATTGGAGTAAGTTTGGATACCGCAGAACAGAGTTTCCAGATGATCCGATTGATTGGTCAAAGAGTAGAAATCCATACTACGAGACCCTATACAACTATGTCAAAGAATCTGGATACTATCTGCCGTGGGAAAATGATTGCACCAATCTACACGAGGTTATGAAGTTTTGTGCAGAAGAGTTCTCACAGTATCAGGCAAAGAATCTAATAGACCCATTCATGTATGATAAGTTCTTTATTGATCCCAGTGTCAAGTGGGAAGACTTTGCAACTGAAGTTCACATGGAGAGAAGAAGTAAATATATACTCGGTCATGTCGATGAGTATATTACTAAAAAACTTTTATCTTAAACAAATCCAGATGCGTTGCTGTTTATCCAAGTCAATTCAGAATTTGACTGTGGGAAACTTGTTTTTGGAGAAGACACATGTACAGAGATTTCTCCCTGTCCGCCTTGTACTGGAGCTGTTGCCCCAGGCATTCCACCAAGAGCAGCTACTAGAGCATCATTAGATGATGCATTGGTCTGTTCAAAACTTGATGTAGTCATATCCTCTACTCTAGCAGAATCATTTAGGGGAACATCAACTCCCAATCCACCAAGAGCTTCTTGTCCAGTTTCGATTGCTGCATCCATCATACTAGTAGTTTGATCAGGATTGGTATCTATTCTTGCTTCCACCGCACTTTCTAATAGTTCTGCTTTTACACTACCATCTGCATTGTGTGTATTTCCATATTTGTTGTCCCATGATCTTTGTCTCTCTAGAGCTCGTCCTCGCCGTCTACCAGTCATACGATCTGAAACTTCTGGTCTAGCCTCTACTGCTTCTAGATCATTTACAGCATTATCCATGTTAGAAGACATCAAGTCAGCAATAGCACTAGTAACCATGTTAAATAATTCTGGGAATCGTTCCTCATAATTCTCTGGGTCATCTTCTGGGAATACATCATATACGTCTTTATAGACATCTCTTACCAAGGAACCAACGTCAGCACCTATTCCGGCAAAAGGAATCATACCAGCAGTTTCTAATGCAGCTCCTTTCCAATC